CGATTAAAAATACATGTAAACTGTCCAACCTTAGACAACAAAATAACAGGAGAAGCTAATGTCAGAAGACACAGTACCGCTAGACAAACTAGCCAAGGTCTACCGCAAACTGCGTAGCAAGATTGCCGACCTGACCCAAGAGTACGACACGCAAGTGGAGATACTCAAGGCGCAACAGGACGAGATCAAGAACGCAATGAAAGACCAGATGAAGGCGATCGGCGTCACATCTGTACGAACCACAGAAGGCACAGTCGTGCTGTCTGTGAAAACACGCTACACCACACAAGACTGGGACTCGTTCAAGAAATTCATGATCGAGCACGAGGCCATTGAGTTGTTGGAGAAGCGCATTGCGCAGACCAACATGAAGCAGTTCTTGGAAGAAAACCCCGGGGTCGTACCGCCCGGTCTCAACTCAGCATCTGAGTACGACATCTCTGTACGCAAACCAACTTAAATGGAAATCAAAATGAGCAATATCGCAATGTTCAACCCTTCAAATGTTCCTGCCTTTGCACGCAACGCGGAACTCTCAGCAACTACTTTGGCCTTGGCTGGTGGTATCAACACCAATGCCGGCATGAAGCGCGTCTCAATCAAGGGCGGTGTCTTCCGCCTGCTGTCCGGTGGTAAGGAGATCGCCTCCATCGAAGACCGCCACTTGGACGTCATCGTGGTCAAAGCCGCACCCAAGGTCAGCCGTATCTTCTACGCTGGCTCCTACGACAAAGATGCGGCTGCAGCCGCCCCTGACTGCACATCTGCTGATGGCGAGAAGCCCGATGCAGGCGTGAAGAACAAGCAGTCTTCAAGCTGTACCACATGCCCACAGAACATCGCTGGGTCTGGCAATGGTCAAAGCCGTGCCTGCCGCTACCAACAGCGCTTGGCTGTGGTCTTGGCTAACAACCCAGCAGGTGACGTCTTGCAGGTCACCCTGCCTGCTACATCCATCTTCGGCAAGGAAGATGGCGAGAAGCGCCCACTGCAAGCCTACGCTCGCTACATGGCGGCTCAGACTCCTCCCGTTAACTTGGACGCCATCGTGACTCGCATGAAGTTCGATACCAAGGCTGAGTCACCCAAGCTGATCTTCGCCCCTGTGCGTTGGTTGACTAACGATGAGTACGTGACAGCCGTTGAGCAGTCCAAGTCCACGGACGCTGAGAAGGCCGTGGCCATTACCCCTGCCGCCGCTGATGGCGTTAGCGCCCCTGCACCTTTGGCTATTGAAGGCAAGCGTCCTATGGGTGAGTTGACTAAGGAAGAAGACGCTCCTGTATACGAGGAGATCATTGAGAAAACCAAGCCCAAGAAAGCCAAGGCCGTTGAGGTTGAGGCCGAAGAAGAACCCGAAGTGCGCAAAGCCGCGGCCAAGGTTGAATCCGTACCAGCTAAGAAGAACAAGCTGGCCGACATCGTTGCTGATTGGGACGATGAGTAAGCACACAGGGGGCTTCGGCCCCCTTTAAAAACATGGCCTATTCACAAAAAATCATTGACGAAGTAGCGAAGACCCCCAAGTCTCTGGGCAACCAGCTTGGGCGTTGGGCGATCCATCTTGACTTCCCAGTCACGAAGATTGCCTATTCGCTTGGCGTCTCTCGACAGACTGTCTACAACTGGTTTACAGGCACGGAAGTGTTTGTGGCCTATCGTGACCGCGTCGAATTCTTAACTCACATAATGAAGACCTCACACACAGCAGATGAGGCATGGAGAAAAATATGTACGGAATACAACCTCAATCCCTCACCACGGAAGAACTGATCCGGTTCGCTGAAGACTTGGTACACAAGCCCGAAGGCTTGCCCAAGAACTGGCAGATGGAATTGCTCAGTCGCCTTGCGGGTTACCCGATCATGGAACGCCCCGCCACCACAGACGCACGACAACTCGAACTCTTCTAATCGCAAGGACTTTAATGACCCCGCTTAATTTTTTAGCGGTTGTTCTGCCGCCGCCAGAATTTGGTCGGTACTGCGTAGCAGAGCTTACAAAGAAGAAAGAGCATGCCTTTGTTGACACGCTCGATCAGACCACTGAGCCAATTGAGACTTGGCATCAGAACAAGTGTGACGTTTACTTTGCCTTGGCTACCTTTGGCGAGGAGAACAACCGCACTGCCGCAAACGCAAGGTTTGTAAAAGCCCTGTTCATTGACATGGACGGGTACGCATCGAAGAAAGATGCCGCCCTTGCGCTTAATGCGTTCTTGGAGAAGACGGGCTTAGATGCCTTGGGTACGCCCTATGTGGTGGGTTCTGGTGGCGGCTTGCACTGCTACTGGCCACTGACCGAAGCTGTACCTATCGAAACATGGAAGCCTGTCGCCGAGAACTTCAAACGCCTGTGCAAACAGGAGAGCTTGGCTATCGACATGACTGTGACGGCAGATGCCGCCCGAGTCTTGCGTGTGCCTGATACCACCAACTTCAAGAAGAAGTACGCGACACCGCGCCCTGTGCGCATACTGTCTGAGGGCGACACGTTCTTTTTCGATGCGTTGGCTACCCTTATCAGGGACAAACTTGTTGGCTCTGTGTACGAGGCGCAGGCCGTGCCCAAACTGGAGTTGGCGGGTACTCGCCCCTCTGCCGCCCCTGTGTCTACGACCAGTGTCAAACTCTTTGAAAACACCGTGACCAAGTTCAAACCAATTTGGCTGGCCACGCAAAACGCAAAGGGCTGCAACCAACTTGCGCACTACGTTGAACACGCAACCGAAGAAGGCATGGAGCCGATTTGGAGAGGCTTGTTGTCATGGACGAAAGTCTGTGAGGACGGCAACAAGGCGGCAGTGTGGCTCAGTCAGATGCACCCGTATGAGTCTGAGCGCATGAACCAAAAGCTTCAGAACATCAAAGGCCCATACCCCTGCATCAAGATGGACAGCGAGAACCCCGGTATATGCCCATCATGTACACACTGGGGCAAGATCACCAACCCTCTGCTACTGGGGCGTGAGACATCGGTGGAGATCGAGGAGAAAGAAATCGAAGTCGCTGTGCAGGGCGAGAGCAGTGCCACAGCCAAGGAGACCATCAAGGTCATGCGCCCAACACCGCCAAGGGGTTACGCCTACGGCACGAACGGGGGCATCTTCATGGAGCGCACAGTCGAGGACGCTGATGGGGCTAAAACTAAAAAGCAGGTGATGCTGTTGCCCTACGAGTTATTCGTGGTGGACATCCTCAACAGCAACGGCGATCACACAGTACACATGATTGCGCTCAAACCTGAAGGCGCTGTGAATGTGGTGATGCCGCAAAAGGCTGTGGTTAGCAAGGATGAAACAGTTAAGGCGCTGGCAAGCCAAAACGTGGTTGCAGCATTTGGATCAAACAATGACAAAAACTTATTTGAATATGTGAGGGCATGCGTGGAAGAATCTAGTACAAACAAGGTAGCCGTTAAGGTTCCCGACAGCTACGGCTGGCAAGCAGACAATACGTACGTCTATGCAGGGCGTATCTTCTCTAAGGGTGTGCCGCCAATCAAGGTGCCAATGCCCGGTCTTGAGAACATCACAGTCAACACCGAACCCAAGGGATCGATCGACAACTGGCGAGCTTTCGTCAACATGCTAATCGCTAAGAAGATGTGGAATCACTTAGCCATTTTGCTTGTCGGTGCTGGAGCGCCATTCATGCGCTTCACAGGTATCTACGGCATGACGTACCACTGCGCTTCAACCGAGTCTGGCACGGGTAAGTCTCTGTCTCTGGAAGCCGCGGCCTCAGTATGGGGACACCCAACGCACTACCGCACAGGCAAGAGCACATCTCCTGTGGCCATGCAACAGCGCTTGGGTTTGCTCAACAGCCACCCACTGATTACGGATGAGATCACCGCCAAGAACCGCAAGGACTTTGAGTGGTTGCCTGAGTTCCTGCTCGACATGACCGAAGGCCGTGGCAAGGAGCGTATGGAGTCTGGCTCCAACAAAGAGCGCTTGAACCTGTCCACATGGATGACCAACGCCATCATGTCGTCTAACACCCACATCGTGGACTACCTGACGGGTGGACGCAACCATTCATCTGAGGGTGAACTGCGCCGCTTACTGGAGTTTGTGCTTGAGGACGAGTTGACTTGGGAGCCCCATGAGATTGAGATCATCAAGTCATTGCAGCATAACTATGGCGTAGCAGGCTTTGCCTTGGCGCAGTACCTTGCCGACAATGCAGCCACCTTCCCTGAAATGGTTAGCAGTGCCGTGACTGCCATGTACAAAGAGTTCAACGCTACCAATGACGAGCGCTTCTGGATGGCGGGTATCGGTGCTACTGTCTGCGGTTTAAAAGCGTTTAAAGAGCTTGGCGTGATCGAGATACCCTACCGCCCCATCATCAACGCTTTCAAGAAGGTTGTGGAGACCATGCGGGCTAGTATGAAGAGCAGTGTGCGCACGGCTGAAGATGTGCTGAACGCCTATACCCGTGACAGCTACGGCAACTTTGTGGTGATTCGCCCTAGCACTGGCGGCTTGATGGCAGAACTGGGTAGCGGCAAGGAGATCGACATCTCCATCACCCGTAACAAGGTTCTAGGCCGTGTCGAGCATGAGCTAACGCCCAAGTACATTGATTACTTTATCGAGGAGCAACTACTCAAATCCTATTGCGCATCCATGAGCTTTGGCTACACTTCCTTTAAGCGTCAGCTTGAGGATCAGTTTCAGGTTGAGTACGTCAAGAAAGACATGATGGCCAAGACCAAAGGCCCCCAAATGCGCGTAGCCGTGATGAAGATCAGAAGGCGAGTTGAAGACTTAAATGAAGACATCCTCAATCCAGTTCCCGTGGACGAAAGTTGAAAAGGGTCAGGGGTTCTTTGTCCCCTGCCTTGATACGGAAGCCGTGCGCGAACTAGGTTTGAAGAAGGCCGTGTTGCTGAGAATACTGGATGCCCGTGCTACCACAGGCATCCATAACGGCTTTACTGGGGTTTGGTTTTATCGAAAGTCTCCCGCACCAAAGTCGCAACCTTGATCTTGATCTGACGAATCTTATCAAGCTCCTCACGCTTCTTCTCTGAGGGCATGTCAGACGCTTTGATGGCCGTTTCTGCCTGAGACAACATGTTCATCTGCTGAGCTACATTGCCAGCCATCGTAGCCTGCGCAAACGTGTCGATGTTCTTTTGCAAGTACTCTTTGGCTTCTGCGCGTTTGCCATCCTTGACTAAGTCCTCAAAGGTCTTCTGCACCTGACGGGCTTCTTTTATGTGCTCGTACATGGCGTTGATCCTACCGCCTGCGTCTTCGGGTTGGAACAGCCCACCAACAACTGGCAAATCAGACAGACGTTTAGCGGCTTGCTCGGGTGTACCACCCTTGACTGGAACCGCCAAACTAACCGCTTGCAAGAAGGCCAAGCCCACGCCGCCTGTGTACCCACGCACAAGGTTCTCGACCTTGATAGGCGAGACATCAAACATCTTACCGATGCCTTTGGCTATCTCTGTGGTGTTGTCACGATAACGATACGCAGGTTCGAGCATCTGCTCTTTGGCTGACTCAAGCTGGCGCCCTGTGAAGAACGAATAGCCGGACACGTTCTCGACAAACGGTTTGAGGGCTTGAGGCAAGAACAACGATGTACCGCCCGGAATGGTTTGAAGTGCAATCGACTTAAACGCCTTGAACGCTTCTTCACCGCCTTGATCTGAACGCATGGTATTGATGAGCGCCTCGGGGATACCTTTAAAGATATACCCCACCTCAAACGGAATGGGGATACGAAGCGCGCCATCCATGCCGGGCACATGCACAAAGAAGTTACCGTACTTCTCATCAGGGTTGGCGTTCTTGTAAGTCTCGTCGTCCTGCATGAGCAAGGTGTACGCAACGGCTGTGAGCGCCAGCAACGAGCCGCGTTGCAGCAATTTGCTTTGGATTTGCAAACGCTCGTCCATGGGCATCTTGCCGCGAAACGCCCGATACAAAACGTCCAAGCCTTGCAACTGGGCATTGAAGAACGGGATCAATCTGGAAGCCAACGCTACGCCAGACGATACACCACGGCGGTTAAAGTTCATGGACTCCAGAGACATCAACGTGGCTTCCATCTCGGACAGACCTTGCTCAAGGTAGCTGTTGTACTGAGCGCGGCGGGTAGCCGCATCTGCTTCCATTGACAAGCCTTCGGCCTTACTAATCAGGGTTGACCAGTTAAGTGTTTTACCGGACTGCAAGTCACGCAAGATTTTGGTTAAGTCTTCGTTTGTGCCAGTAAAAATCTGACCACCTGTGATGCCCCTGCGCTCAAGCGTGGTCTTTGTAGCAGATGCGCCAAGCTCTTTAATTGCCCCCATAACAGGGGTAAAGTTAGCGCCTGACAACAGCGGAGCCGCTACAGAATCGCGTACTAGCTGACGGAACGCATACAGCGGAGACATCGTGACGGCTCTACGCAAGAACGTAGCAGGCATGCCCATGGCAGCCACCAGCCCTGTGTTGTTAAGCGGGATACCTTCCATGCCCTTGACAAGCAAGTCAGACGGGATGCCAATCTCGTTAGTAGCCACTCGCACGTACTTTTCAACACCCTTGTCTTTGAATGTCACGATGTCCTTGCCGGCTATAGGTGCACCAAGGAAGTTAGCCAGCTTCAAGCCAACCAACTCGTACATGGCGTTCTTGGCGGCAAGATTACGCAAAGACATATCAATCAGCATCGATGTGTTCTGGACAGAACTGGTCATGAAGTCCAGCACCTTGTCTTCACCACCAATGAGTTCTTTTAGATAAGGCTGCTCACGCAAGTTACCAATCTTGACGATGCCTTCACCGCCAATGACCAAGACAGCGTTGCCGTTTTGTTCGCGGTAGTACGGGATGTAGTCGTTGCTGGCAGACAGACGAGCGCCTTCTTCTGGGGTTATTGCACCGCAGTCAATGGCCAACTGCATCAAGCCTTTGTTGTAAGAGTTGTACTCATCACGGGCTTTAGTAAAGACATCCCGTACGGCCTCGTCACCATCAATCTTCTTAACCACAGCGCGAAGCTCTGCCTCTGATACTTTAAAGTTCAGCTTGTCGTAGCCCACACGCTCGGCACGTTTGCCTAGCAAATACATAGTGAACAAGCGGTTAGCCGCTTCAGCGTTCATGTTGGGCGTATCTTTGAGGATACCAACCACGCTTGCCAAGCTCGGGCCTTCAACGCTCTCGATGACGTACTCGGTCTCGCCATCGGCACGCTTCTTGGCCACACGCTGGGGCACACCAACGCCAACGGCCTGCTGTGTGTAAGACATACGCTGATCGTACATACGCAAGTAGTACATCATTTGCATGCCCTTCAGAGGCTCAAGCATCTCGTTGGCCACCTTCTCAAGCGGAGCCAAACGATCAAGCACTTGGGTGCGGAACGCCAAACCAAGGTTAGCCTCAACCCGCTGACGGATTGTCTTAGGCGTAGCAATGATCTTATTACTTGTATCTAACGCATCTTCATAGCCCGGTGCGCTTGGCTTGGGAGCGTAACGGATTGGGTCGTCTGTCTCAGTCAACGCCTGTACAGGCGGTGCTTCGGCAATCATTTTGGGCGCAATGACTGATCCAAAGACTGTACCAATACGACGATTTTCAGGTAAAGACGGATTGATCTGCTCCATCAACTCTAAAGCGGCAGCGTTAGAAATTTTAGAGCCGTCCAATGCTACTTTGTCATTGAACGCCAACATGCCCATCATATCCGCCAAATTTTCAAGGGTTACATCTGTGCCCTCTACAACTAATGACTCGTACGTTTCATTTACAAGCCCCATGTATCCCGGAGCTTTTTTCATTGCCTCGTTTATGGTATCGCCAATTTGACGAATGTAACCTTCGTATACCCTGCGTGTTTCAGGAGGTAAATCAGAAACCGGCACATCAAAACGTGTTGCCCCCAGTGTCTTTTTAGTTATTTCTTTTAAGTTGCTTTTTATTGCTACGATAAGGTGTGCAGAAAAATCGTTTGCAAGGTTGTACTTTTGTTCTTGCACATACAAAGCGTCTGGCACTGTGAGTTCTAAACCGTAATTATGCTGGAACGTTCCTGCAAGCTCAACTTGTGTAGCGCCCGTAATCGTTAATTTAGAGACCGGCTGCCCCCACCCACGCACTTCTCCCACAACACTGTTTGGCGGTAAGTTAATTAACGCTTGGACACTTGGGTCTTTTTTACCAAAAACAACAATCTGAGGAACCCTTTGAACTTTTGGCAGTTTAAGTTCTGCCCCGCTAAAAATAGAAATTTTATTAACAAATTCAAGATTGGGATATTCAAAAGGTGTTTTTCGATCAAACCTATGATACGCAGTCACTTCTCCAACAGCTTTTATCTGATCGGCAGGCACATCGTATGTTTTATTTCCAAATTTAAACGTGTGCGTTTTATCATCAGTGTCTAATGCCCCGCCAATAAAGTAACCCTGCGCGTACGCGTTTTCGTACGCAATACGCAGTTTGTCTTTTATCCCTTCAATGACTTGATCTGACGCGGTTGGGCGCCCCCCATAACCATCAACAACTCTAAAGTTAAGTAAGCGCTTGACTCTGTACTTATCAAAATCACCGCTAGCGTCAACTACGTCCC